CGCCTCGTGCACGCCTACCCGAAAAACAGTCACGCCATCGAGCACGGCGTCGCCGTGGATCGCACGTACACCGCGGGCACCGCCCAGGCGGTGCGGGATCTGACGGCGTTCATGAACAGCGACCCCCGCGAGCTGCAGCGCCTGCAGCGCATGGGCATCGCCACCCCGCTACGCAGCGACGGCGTCGCGAACCTCGACGTGCGCAAGGCCATCGGCGCCTACGTCGAAGCCCCCGCCAACCCGCCGCAGTCCAAGTACCCGATCCAGGGCGTGTGGGCCGATTCGCGGGCGTTCCTGAACCCGCCCACCGCGCATAGTTTCGTCAAGGCCACCAACGATTTCCGCGACGAAGCCCTGCGCCTGTACCGGCCGATGGCGGGCACCCCGATCTGGCTCCTGGGCTACAGCATGGGCGGCGATTCGGTGCGCAAGATCCTGGAGGCCATGCCGCCCGAATGGCGCCAATACGTCGTTGGCGTGACCACGTTCGGTGACCCGTCGATGCCCGCCGAGGGCAGCTTGCTTGGCGATGACCCCGGCGAGGGCATCTCCAAATCACCGCAGCCACCGTGGGTGCGAGACCGGTACTGGTCGTACAGCATCGACGGCGACTGGTACCCGCGGGCACGCGGTCTGCTGTTCCTGCTCTACCAGGTGCTCACCCGTGCAGAGCTGACAATGGAATTCGCGATCTACCTGTTCACCGAGTTCCCGAAGCAAGCATTTCAACAGCTCATCGGGCAGGCCCCTAGCGCGGACCCGCTGGCCGGGGTGCTGGCCGGGTTGGCGGGCATGATGACCTCGGGTCCGCTCGGTGCGGTCGGCGCCTTGCTCAATCCGTTGCAGCTGTTCGCGGTCCTGCCCGACCTTGTGCGCCTGCTGTTCGACGCCATCAAGTTCGTGGCCACCAACGCGCACGGCAAGTACGGCGACCCCGCCTATGCGCTGTGGGACGGCATGACCGCCGTCGATCACGCAGCCGCCACGATCCGCCGCATCGCCCCCGAGGGCTGCACCCTGTTCCTGCTGCCGGGCACGTGGGCGAACTGGAACCAAGGATTTCCGTTCGACGTCGCTGCACAACTGCAATAGGAGAGGCAATCATCATGTACACCTGGGCATTCTGGAGAGAGCTGGGCGAGCGCGCGCTACGTGCTGCCGCCGCTGCACTGATGGGTGTGTTCGTCGGCGACAAGACCGTCGCCACTGTCGACTGGCGATTCACGGCCGCAGCGGTCGCGACAGCTGTTCTGGTGTCGGTGTGCTCGTCGCTGCTGGCCAGCCGCCGCACCGAGGGCGACGAAGAACCACGCACCGCGTCGTTCCTAACCGGAGGCCGCGGGTAGTGCCCGACCTGACACCGTTTGATGCAAACGACATCTGGGACTTGCTGGTCGCCGCGATCGTGACCGTTCCGCCGACGATCGCGGCGGTCGCGGCGCTACTCGTGTTCTGGAGAGGGCGAAACGAAGACCGGGAACGCCTGACGGAGGTGCACCAGACGGTGGCGGTTGCAGCCGAAGCCGCTACAGCGACAAAGGAACAGGTCCAAAACGGGCATCCCACCAAGTACCGCGACGACTTCGACGGCATGAACCGCAAAATCGACCTACTCGCCAGCAGCGTGGAACTGATTCAGTCGAACGTGCAGTCGTTGCAGGACTCCCATATTGCACTCGTCAAGCGCCTCGGAGGTTGACCACCCATGGCTGACATCAACGACATTCCGTGGTTCAAATGCGTTGGCCTGTACGGCAACATCGTCCCCGACACCCTCGACAGCGGCTACCGTCCGGACCATTTCAAACCGTGGGGCGCAGTGACATTCACACCGCGTATCGCGGGCCCGGACAACAAGCTGGACCCGCCCGAGCCGCAGTTCCGGCTGACCGCGCACACACCGCCCATCACACTGCTACTTGTGCCGTTCGCCGCCCGGATCGAAAACGGGGTCTTGAAGCTGCCGCGCCTCGACGCGCCGGCAGGGGAGAACCCGACACCGACCGAAATCGATCAGCAGCGCGCCAGCGTCGGCCTGGACATGATCGCGAATTCGACTGCGCTGCAACTGGCGTCGGGATACAAGCTGGTCTACCAAGTGCAGTTCGGGACCATGAAGGTCTTGGGCAAGGAACACACCTTCGAGTCGTTCTGGTTTGTCGCGCCGACCGTCACCGACTTCACGACCGAGCCGACATGGACACCGCCCACAATCGACCTGACCGTCGTCGAACGATTCACGCCGGTGATGTAAGGGCGGGAAAATATACCGGCATTTATACCGACTTCGGGGCCGGTTCGGCCTCGTGTGGGTTGTCGATCCAGTCGGACGGCTCAAGGTGTGTCCATTGGCCGCCGGGGTTGTCGCCCTCGGCGATTGCCTGTTCATCGGTCACCGGCGCCGGGTAAAAGTGGATCGCGCCGTCGCAGGCGACGCATGTGCCGGTCTTCTGGAAACGCTTGATCGCAGTCATCACCCAATGGTGGGTGAAGATGGGTGGGCCGCCTGCATAGCCCCGAAGAATCTTGAACCGAGGCCACATGGCTCCAAATGTGCGTAGGTCGTGCGGTGCAGGTGTCGACTCGTCCGCCCTACACGACCAGGACCGGCTTCTCGGCGCCTCGGTGACGTCGAGGCTACGCGTGTGTGGGCGCTGTAACAAGGGTGGCGCCCCGCACGTTTGCGATCACATAGCGCGCGGGTACCAGTCGGGAATTTGATCGGCTGGACGAGGGTACTTTGCTAAGTCCTCGATGTAGGTCTCATTTGTCGGTTGAACGGTCCAATTCGGAAGCTCGTTGTAGTTGTAATCGAACGAGCATTTTCCGTCCGGCTTGGCGGTCAAAGTAACGGAAAGCCAGGCGCCGTTGCCTTGGGAGGCCATGAATTCTCGAAGTTCCTTGAATGCACGGATCATGTCAATCGGGGACTTGACGATCTCCGTTTCGTCGTCATCCGTGGTTACCGACACCTTCGACTCAGCGACGGAGCCCGCCTTGCGGTACTCCACTGTCGCCACGCGCCAGCCTGCCGGCGGAAGGGCGTCGAACAGCGGCTTGACGACCTTAGTCTGAGCGTCCCCGAGCTGGACCAGGTACGGCGGTTGTTCAGTCACTTCTTCCCCTCCCTCCTAGTTGTCAAAATGGTAGGTACTGTTGAGTTTTCCGTCAACGTACGTCTCGACGGTGTATGACTCTGGCCGCAACGAATCTCCCGGATACGCAATATCAACCTTCACCTGAACTTGCCCTCCTTGCTCGGCAAGCTGTCGCCATTGCGCTTCGAGGTTGTAGTAGTCGCGGGCCCCAACCTGATTGAGCGTATCCCGCATAGCAGTGATATTGATCGCCTCGCCGGGACCACCGAACTGGGTACCGAATATGTGACCGCCCTGGTCTCCGGGTAGTCGGTCGGGACCACCGGCGATCCTCTGTTGATGGCCGTTCCGGTCTCCCGGTTCCGCTCCGTGGTCGTACGTCATCTCGGCATGGCCGACGCGGCGCTGTTCATCGGTGGTGTATTGGAACCGGTCATCGACGTTGTAGTGAGTATTCGGCGCGGGCTTGTTCAGTTCTTGATTCCACCCGCCGGGACCGCCAGATTCCGTCGACACGTGATTCAGGTCTGGCGCGTGGGATGCGCCGCCGTGGTCACCGATGGTGCCTGAGTGCTCACCTGTGAACGGGCCTATCTCACCGCTGCTATGGCCCCCGCTGGGAGCGTCCACGTTGGGGTGCGGTGGCCCGTCGAAGAGATGTCCGCCGGGCAGGTTGTGGAGCATGCCGGGTGAGTCGGTGAGAGCGCCGCGCGCGGCTGCGCTCTCTTCGGCCCCGAGCCGACCGAGCGCGCCCTCCCCGCCGAGTGGCGCTGTCCCCCCGATGATTGCGCCGTCGACCGTGGTCTTGCCGATGTTCTCGGGGATCTTCTCGGGGTGCTGGTAAGACGTGACGGCCTGATCAATCACGTTCTTGGCGTCTTCGGCCATCGCAGCGCCGGGGAACAGTGTGCGTTCGATCTGGTGCTCAAGGCCCTTGGCGCTGTTCGTCCATGATTCGGCGAACTTGTCGGTGCCGTTAAGTCCCGCCTTGCTTTTGACCTCGTCGATCGTTCCGTCGATGCGTTCGTTGGCGCCTTTAAGGAACTGTTTGGCCACGCCAGAGCCGAAGCCGTCCGCCGGTTTGGGAGCACCGGGCATCTTGTCGAGCGCGCCGATCGTCCCGGTGAGGCTGCCTGACTTGCTGGGGTCGATGGTCAGCTTGTCGCCCGCGCCAGGTGTCTTCGGGTACCACTCCTTATAGTTGGCCTGCGTGTCCGCGCCTGCGGCGGCGGCAGCCCTGGTTGCGCCGGGCTCGCCGTCGGGGTTCGCGGTGGCTAGGTTCTGCACCCCGCCGAACACGCCATCCGGTTTGACAGCTGAGTTCGGCGTGGTGGGTAGCGCCCCACTGGGCCCGGCCCCGGTCGGTGGTTCCTTGGCTGCTTTGACGGCTGCGGCCAGGTCGGCGTTCGCGGCGTCGCCGGCTTGTTGCAGCTGGCGCAGGGTGTTCTGGATGTAGCTCAGCTCGTTCTTGTCGTAGTCACCGTGCGGGGGTGTGACCTTGCCGGTTGCCATGTCGATCGTGAACTTGCCGTTGGCGGCGTCCTTCTCGATCTTGGCTAGCAGCTGTTTGACGCCTTCGAATTCGTCGGCCGCGCGCCGGATCTTCGCGGCTGCAGCTGTTTTCGATTCGGCGCTACCGCTGAGCAGCTTGCCGAACCCGTCAAGTTCGTGGTGGGCGGCGTCCCCGGATACCCCTTTCCACGCGTCCCCGGCGATCGGCAGCCGGCCGACGCCGGTCTTCATGTCGTTGTTCGCGGTCGCCATCCCGTCGAGGGCGGTGGCCACGTCGCGGAAGGACTGGATGTCGGCGCGCTTGATTTCAGCCGGGGATAGCGCCATGGGTTAGACCTTCGGCAGCCTGGTCTGCAGGATGTTCACCGCGGTCTGTTCCTCGGTGTTGGCGAAGGCGTAGCCGATGCGGTCGAACGCGTCGCGGTAGTGGGTCGATTCGTCCTCGATGTGCCGCGACTGGCCCTGCCATTCGGTCGATTCGGATCCCAGCGCCGCGGCGGCGTCACCCACCCAACCCGACATGGCCGCGCTGATCAGACCGTGAGCTTTGGTGTGGGCCGCGCGGTGCGCCGCCTGTAGCCGATCCATCTCATCGGCCGCGCGGTGCAGCAATTCGGGATTGACCTGCAGATGCCCCGACAT